AGAGCGACCTCTTCAGAGACCCTCTATACGAGGGTATAAGGGTGCATGACGCAGTCTCCCTCTGGAGGTCGTCGTCCGAGTACCTCCGTCGGACCCTCCCGGTGTCCCTCCCGGGATCCTCCAGAGTCGGACTCCTCCGAATGAGTCGCTCCTCGCTCCTCACTCCGAGGAGGGAGACGTTTGATAATCAGATTCTACCCGGTTTTTAGCGAGTCTCACCCAGGCAATCCGCCGAATTTTCGCATTGAAATTAGGGCAACTTGCCTCAATTCTGATTTCTAGAAGAAAATTCGTCCCATTGCCCTAATCCTACCGTCAAAATTAGGGCAACTTGCCGGTGAGTCTACTAGATATACATGAGACTCTCAGTGGGAACCTCCGTGCTCCTTACACGTCTCACCAACTCTGTACGACTCTCAATCAGCCCTAATAGACGTTATAGACTTCCAGCCGGAGCCTTCCCAAGCCTATGACTAAAGCCTGCAGAGAGCGTTCTGCAGGCTTCTAGAACGTGACCTCACAGAGATCATTTGAATGTCAGAGTCTTACCTTCCATCTGGAGATACTTGAGTTCGATCAGGAGATCCATGTCTACTTGATTATTCTCAATAGGGAATACCGCTAGGATCTCTTCTCCTCTCCTAGTCATCCGAGTGATCATGTAGACATCCTCAGTCATCCCAGGATTACCGAGATTGAACATCCCTCTCTTTACCGTGTAAGGAGAGATGATCGGAGGTTTCTTACGATTACTGAGCTCAGCGAGTGCGATCACAAGGAGTACGAGGAGGATCGCGATGATAACTACCAAGATAGCAATGCTCATTATACACTCCCTCCTTACTTAAAGTATCCGACGAACTCAGTATCGATCTTACCCATGACGAACAGCGTCTTCACGATCTCCATCAAGGTGTCCATTGACTTCTGGATCTTCTTGTAATCGTAACCGGTCTGATCGCAGAGCCAGGAGATGTTCATGCGACCTCTCCGGTACTTGGAGGACTTGACCTCATGGAGAGAGCTATCGGGACGATCATAGATATCGCAGGTGATGATCTCCATGATACGCTTCGCGATCGAGACGATCTCTTCCTCCTTATTCGTCATCGCGTACCGATTGAGCTCACGATTGATGAGCTTCAGGATCTTATCAGCATACTCATCAGTGTACTTCTCTTCGTAGGATTCCTCCGGAACCGCTACCTTATTACCTTCGCTATCCTCCATGTCGAAGATGCAGACCTCAGGATAGACGTGAACGGTCAGGTGACGCCAGTAGTCGATCGCCTTGCGATACATGTGCTGGTAGTGGGACGAAGTGGTGAAAGCGAAGAGTCGGAGCTCCTGCTCCATGTCCTCCCGATACTTGGGATCGATGTTCGGGAATCTGCGGGAGATGATCTGCACCTTACGTTCGATGTCCTCCCAGTCGAGTTCGTAATGATCCTTGAAGATGAACTTATCCGCCATTGTTGTATCCTCCTAGTTATAGTTAATAGGCTACCGTTCCCCACGGTTCCTTACGCCTATATAATTCGCCGTTTAAGTCAATATCCCTGCTTCTAAGAGAAAATATTTTGTAAAATTCGCGAATTCGGCGGATTGCCCTAATCACAGGTCATAGATTAAGGCAACTTACCTCAATTTAGGATGATCAGATTCTTCCTAGCTCTCGTTACACCTACGTACATGACCTTCCTCTCATCTTCAGCGTCTTTATAGTAGGAAGGGACTACGAGAGGAAAATTACCGTAAAGGATGACATTATCAGCTTCTAGTCCTTTAGACGTATGGACTGTCAAAATCTTCACAGCATCGCTGGACATGAGAGACTTGAGTTCAGAGAGTTTGAGTCCTTCTCTCTTGAAGGTGATAAATGGGATACTGAGAGTCTCACACAGACTAGCTATCTTATAGAGATCCTTGTTAGATCTAGTGAGGATGAAATACTCTCTGTACGAGTCAGAAGGGATACTCTTCAGAGTATCCTGAATAGAGTACCTCGTACTGAAAGTTACCTGACCTTTCTCCGTAGAGATACCTATTACTTCCTTCTGAATCCTACCAGGGACTTGACGAATTACTTTGTCAGCTACAGTCAAGATAGCTTTTCCGTTACGGTAGTTATTCGAGAGATAGTAGGTAGTATAATCCGGATTCTTGACGAGCTTCTTAAAGATAGTTACATCTCCACCCTTGAATCCATAGATACTTTGGTAGTCGTCTCCTACATAGAATGAATGCTCAGGATTCAATCCCTCAAAGAATGCTGCTTCTAGACGACCTACATCCTGAAATTCATCCACCAGAAGATGGTCGAGGTGAGATCCAGTAGACTGGAAGTACTTATTGGCACGTTCGATCAATTCATCGAACGTGATCACATGATTCTTGATACAGAGAGTAGCGATACTATCACGAGGAGGTTCAGGACTAGTCATTCCAGACTTGACCCACTCTTCATGAATTTCTTTAGTCTTTTCTGCATCCCTGTGTATACTGATCAAATCCATCTTCTCTTCGTAATCGAAGAAGGTGTAGAGATCGTCTTCATCCTTCTTACCTTGTTCGACCTCTTTACGGAGTTTCAGATATTCACAGTATCTATCTGTAGTGAGATTCCTACAGTACCTCGTGATCAAGAACTGATGATACTGGAGACTGAGTTCTTCTGTGAATAACTGATAGATCTCTCCGGAGCTCTTCATGATCTTGTTCGCGAAACTATGAATCGTACCGATAAACGCATCTCCGATCATAGGTACATCGGAGAGTCTCTCCCTCATCTCTTCTGCAGCTAGGTTAGTGAAGGTGATAGCTACGATTTCAGAGGGAGCTACTCCAGTCTCTAGTAGATACTTGACTCTCTCTGTGAGGACTCTAGTCTTACCAGAGCCTGCTGCTGCGATCACGATGACATGAGGTTTATCAGTGTACACGCACTGACTCTGATACTTATCTAATTTCATATTTAAGTTAACCTCCTAGTCTCAGATGCGTCCCCTACTCCATCCTGGATACTTATCTAGATCTTCTGGGAATATAATTTTATTCTTAGACACTCCATCGTTGATCCAGACCCTCCCTTTATGCGATGTACTGATCTTAGATCGAGTATCCTCAGATACTTTTCTCCCTCGGAGTTTCTGTAGAGTCTCTTGTGAATGCTTCTTACCATACATAGGATTAGACTCTCCTGAGAATCCTTTACCGTACATAGGATTAGATTCTCCTTTGAGGTCTCCTCGGAGTACTGGATTATTCTGGTATTGTTTACTACGATACTCAGGATCCTTCCAGTTAGACTCTGCTGCCTTTTTCATTTTATCTCTAAATGTCATCATATACCTCCTATGATTCAGTCATCACGTTAATGGAGACGTTGTGATCTTAAAAGCTACCTTGTTTACATGTAAGGAGACTAATTGACAATCCTAGAGTATAGGGGAGATTTCTCTCCCCTATAGATTAGTTACCATCTAGATGTAGTGCTCGTGCTAATGCATCTACACACCCTGTGAGGATTTCGACTTGTTCTTCTAGACGAGCTACACGTTCTAAGAGTTGGTCTACTCTCTTCTCATAAGGTTCTTTCTTATACAGGATAGCTCCTGTATCTTTATCTTCTACTTGGATCATGGTTGGACTACCTCCGTTACAATAGATCTAAATCTACGGATAGCTGGTGTGTACATAGTGCTTACAGACTCTGCATGGACTCTCACACGGATCTGTGTCTTTTTGTCACTCCAGACTTTATGATACGTATACTCGTACCATCCGTAGTTCCTCTTCAGTACATCTACCTTTTCATCTACATTTAATTCCTCCCATGTAGCTCCGTCATCCCTACTAGCATAGAATCTCAGAGATGTACCAGACGGTACGTAGGTCTCGACTACTATCTTAGCTTCATCGTAAGGATCCAGATTGGTAACATTCTTGAAGATATAATCTCCAGAGAGTTCAAATTTACCTGCGAGAACTCCTACAGTATCTAGAGATATGATAGGGGTGAGTTCTACACTATCTTCCCTAGACATATTAGCTCTCAAGTAAACCTTATTGACAGGAGAATTTAGGCTCACGAGACTCCCTATACCTAGAGCTCTATAATTCATAGCATCTGCTGTTTTGTACAACCATTCAACAGTAGTTCCAGGAGGTACTAGAGACTCTGCTAGAGCTGTGATCATAGGAACGTCTGGTACGGTTACTGGATTGAAATCTAGGACTCCTGTCTTCTCGTACTGATGCTGATATAACTTGAACTTTAGATCAACAGTCTGGTGGATAGTCCAAGCAGCATTGTTCGAAGAGGATAGGAATACACCTGAGATGTAAGGATTCTTCAGAACTGGTTCTTTAGTTAGGACATCTGTATCACCCATCTCAGCTACCCAGATACGATAGAGATTAGAGCTAGATCTGAATACTATTGCATACTGTGTATCAGGTTCTAGGAGAGCAGGGTTAGCAGTGAAATCGAATTTAGTCTCCACAGAAGAGTCATTACTGACTTGTACAGAAGTAGATGGTAGCACACACTGTGCAAGGATCTCATCATTGACTACACCTGTAGTCACTCCACGTACTTCACAGATAACAGGAGTCCCGTCTGTAGGTTTAGCTTCAAAGTATGCACCTACACCACTCAAGAGACTCTTATTTGGTACTACAAAAGTCTGACCTACAGGGTCAATGTATCGAGTCTTAGTTATTGTAGTAGTCTGATGTAGGAGGACAGTAGTAACAGTGTATACAGTACGTTCAATAGTAGTCTTGGTACCATAGGCTTGATACGTAGTCACAGCTTCATTCTCATACCCGTCTACGATATTGTCGCTCTTCAGTAAGACCGCTCTATCACCTGTACGTACACCTTCTGGGATAGTGAATTTACATTCAAACCCTCCCATATCATCTGATTTGACAGATCCAGGATCAGTTCCAGCCCATTTAGGATCAGTAGGAGTCAAAGCTACTAGACGTCCGTCAAAGTATCCTTTGATCTTATCGAGACTCCACGGGAAATTGATACCTTTGACTGTCACCTCACGAGGACGGATATATGTGATTTCTTCTTCACTTAGTATATTATCCTCAGTATACGTATCAACGTTCGTACCAATCTCAGATGTAGAGGTCTTAGAAGTAGTCTTCGTATAGTTCTTAAATACCTTGTGAATACGCTTGGAACTACGAATAGTCTTTGTAGACGTAGATACGATAGTCTTGTTAGTCAAGCTCACAGGTACCTCGATGACAGACTCTTCAAACCAGATATCTACAGAAGGTGTGATAGTTATCACAGGTGTAGATGGATATACGTTGTATGGATTGATCAAGAATGATCTCGTAGCAGATTTCTGTTCTAGGATTACTTTATCTCCACCTGAAACCATCTTTAACGTAGCGAGACGTCCATTCACAGAAGCTGTCGTATTCGCAGGATTGTAGGTAGCGTCATACATCTTTTCAGCGACCTGGAGATACGCGAGATTCTTCTCTACGTCTATAGCCATTGAGAAAATAGGCTGATTAATATCGATCTGATTACCAGATGTATCTAGATTGTAGGTAACATCACACCGAGAGAGGTCTACGAAAGGATCTGTCAGTACACCCTTCTTCTCATTCTCTGTATAAACCTTAGTAGCGTCATCATTCAGGGATAGGACTGCTTGGTCATATTCTAATGTGCGAATACGATTCAGCATTTCTTTAATATCCTGCATAGTGAATCTCACTAGACCTACATTGGTCACAGCAATCTTCTGAGATGACGAGGTCGCTCCTGCACTACCATTGGGAGGAGACATGATGACTGCTAGAGGTAGAGTATCGAGAGGAGCTTCAGGAGCAGCTTCGAATCCATATTCAGCAGGTATACCTATTTTGACAGCGATATTACCGTACTGATCGATGTACACGATATCCTTACGTGCTAAGTATTGATTATACTGCACTTCGAAGTTAGTATTCTTCATAGGATATGTAGCAGTGAGATCCCATCTCAGGTAGTGTGAACCTCCGACTGCTACGAGAGTGTAATCTGTACCGTTAGTGAATACATGACGATATGTATAAGTGACAGTATACTGTACACCAGAAGCTGGGAAATCTGCATTCTTCCATTGTATGTAGTACATGCTACCGTCACGAGATAGTTCATAATCTGTACCATTGACGTAGACCTTAGTACCTACATTAACCTTAGTGATCGCTAGTACGATACCTCCACCGTCTGAATCAGAAGTAGGAGGTGTGAGTAATTTGCGCTCAGTGCCTGTAGTGATGCTCTGAGCTTCACTATGCTCCCTCGTACCTTCTACCCGCAGGATCTCTTTGACATATAGATCAGCGTCTAACTGATAGTCCTGAGTCGTAGGTACGTACACCATAGAACTGACTGTGACCTTACTGAAGTCTGTAGATCGAGTTACTGGTAATCTCCGTGTAGAAGCTATACCGAGTTCATAACCTAGTACATAGGCTTTACCAGATTCGACTACGCAGGTATAGGTACTAGCGTCTGCTCCATCTTCTGTGCGTACATTTAATCCACGTACGATGTAGGATCCTGATTCATCGAATGTACGTCTAGCTAGAGTCTGTGAGAGTGTATCGTATTCAGGAGAGTAAGTCTCCAGCATCAAGTCACCCTCATTTAATGTAGCTATTACAGCTGCATTATTATCTCCGACGACGATCTTCAGTTCTCGTTTCAAGCGATAGCATCCAGGTAGATTGTAATTCTCGAATCCCTGTGCAGGATCTCTCAGAGAGGGATCCTGAGTTTCGTCTATGATGGAGTCCTCGATGACTACACCGATATTCTCTAGACCCTCACACGTGATAGCAGCTTCAGACTCCGGGAGCTTCAGAACAGCACCGTCCATGTAGATCTTACCTGCAGACACGATGACTTTCTTATTCTCTTTATCTACGGTAACCTGACATCCTTCTATGATGTTACCATCCTTCATGATGGAGTCACCAATACTCTTGATGATATCTCTGGTGAGACTCTGAGCCTGTGTAAATTCTCTAGCTTGAGCTACTCTACCAGGGATAGCTAGTAGCTGGTGATACTGTTTTGATGGGTCATAATCATCATAGAATGGATTACGATTTAAATCAATCTTAGCCATGACTCTCCTCCTTAATCACTAAATTTTATGACATGCTCGAGGACTTCTGTAGAATACTGATCTCGTTTACTCACCTTCGTACAAGTAGCAGGGATCGTCAGTAAAGAAGGTACTGACCCCTCCACCACATCTCCAGAAGACTGACTGACTCTATACTCTATAGACTCTATAGAATCCAGAGGGATATCCTTCCCTCTCAGATATGTCCTCACGTAGAGACACGGAGTATATACAGTCAGAGTGACTGGGAAATTACTCTCCGTGACTAGAGACGTAGGGACTATCTGGGTAGGGAGATATCGTAGATCAGGACTCTCGAAGTCCGTCCAATGAGGTAACCACGAGACTCCATCTGCTATGTCGAAGAATCTAGGTGGAGTACTACCTGAATCGTAGAAGTACGTGGACTCTCCATATCTGTAGAATGTACCTCCTACAGGAGATGTCACAACCTCTTGAATAGGTTTACCTTCGATCACAGGTACATCTACAGGGGACTCGGAAGACTCGTACATAGTATTCAGTCGTAACGATGTATCCTTGTCGTACCTTGATAGTAGACTCCTGATCTTCCAACCTCTAGATAGAGTTCTACCTATATGAGTGATAGTTGTACCTGAAGTTTTCTTGTTGTATATAGCTACATTACAGTTCAGAGGTAACGTAGTACCATAAAAAGGTACCCACTCTGACGTATGATCTTCCAAGATTTCTACGTGGACGTCTTCAGTATCTGGAGTAATTGTGACAGTCGTGGAACTCTCGACGCCAGAGTCACTGTATAGATCTATGTAGAGATACTGATTCTGTGAGGATGTTCCGATTACTATATAATCTCGTTCATCTACGAGTTTGGAGACTGTATTACCTTGGGTATCTGTCACACAACAGTATAGATTATTTGAAGGATTCGTTAATAGTTTACGAGCTATAGTGTGATCTTCTGTAGATAGTACACTGTACTTTTGAGTCTGAGTGATATTGTTCATGAAGAAGATTCGACTACCTGACGCTACGAGTTCTTTATACATGAACTCTTGCAACTCTGCTAGGTCGACATCTTGATCTCGTAAATAAAGGTTATAGACACCTGTACGATGTTGCCTATTATCTTGATATACATGATCTACGCTATACTGCGATACTGAGTATCTAAAGATCTTGTAGGAGGGAATCTCTACCTTAACATATTCAGGTTTAGATCCTCCGTAGAATTCATGCATATTCTCAATAGAATAGATAGACCCTCGGAGCTTGTTGATGTAAGCAAGATGCGATATGATATTGAACTGTTCGATTATATCAGCGTCCGGATCTATTGAGTATCCATAGCTCTCTGCTATTACATCCAATATATCTAATCGCGACTTCGTAGGTGTCAGTATCGAAGGTAGTAAAGAGATATTGAGATGTAACTCTTCAATAGCTTCTACGATGATCTCTAGCATCGCATCTTGAACGATTGTACTGAATCTACGTAGAGGTACCTGTAACGTTTTCTTCACGTACTCACGTATAGTCACACGACTCACCTCACTTAAAAGTTATCGTGAGATCTCCTAGGATTAATTTAGATATCTTCGAGATCTCAGTAGATGTTGGAGTAATCGACGTGATAGATTTCAATCCATTGACAGAGTACAATCTACTGATCAGATCGTAGGAGTTGTATGTCTGACCTATGGTCAAACTCTCAAAATAATCCTGGACGATATCTCGCATATCAGACTCTACATTATCCTCGACTAGAGACGTAGCTATCTTTGAAGCTACGATAGTCAGGTTAACTGTCTCATACATAGGAGTGATCACGTAGAGATTCGTAGGAGGAATCATCTTGTCTGTCAAGTAATTCTTCACAGTACGGACTAGAGCAGAATTCTCAGATACAGTATCGTCAGGGAGAACTAGTACTTTCACTTCATGATATCCACAGATATCAGGAGCATTCTTTACATCATATACTGTCACGGAGGATACACCGTCTACAGACATAGCTAGTGTCTCAAAATCCTCTCGTGTGACTGCTCGTCCTTGAGTCTTAGCATACGCTAACGCATTTCTTCTTAGATCTTCATCAGACTCTCCAGAGGATCCTCCTGTAGAAGCTGTATCGTTGTAGACAGAGACTACGAAGGACTCACCAGAGGATGAAGACTTAAACTTGATAGTCTGATTGATATCATACGGAGCAATCGTACCTTCAGAACCTCTCGTAGATACATAGGTAATCGTCAGGACATCTGCGATAGTAGGTATACGTCCATGATTTCCATTACCGAATCGCACAGTTACTCTACCTTCAGGGGAGAGAACTGTCTCGAAGGCTGTCATACCTACATCTTCTAGGAGTATGTAAGGTACATTCTTCCATACGATACCGTCATTCCCTAGGATCTCTACAGTATTGATGTCAGGGTAAGGAGACTGTAATGTATAAGACTGATTTACTGCATCTTCACCTGAATCTAAATCTGTAGAGAATTCACTCACACCTGTACCTGTGTAGATCTCGCTCACTACTTCTCCCTGCTGACACGGTACAGTGTACATGATATTAGCATCTGTCATCACTACAGTTTCTAGAGTCCGGTACCTGATACCTGTAGAGGTCTCGAATACAGTACCAGAGAGTAGAGTGATCGAATCCGTTTCCTTGAATCTATCTTCTTCATCTCGTATCATGACTTTGAGATCAACCAGAGCACCTTTAGCAGATCTCACCTTATAGGATACCTGCTTAGCTAACTTGAAGAGATTAGATCTCTCCTTAGCTGTAGCTAAGAAGGATTCAGTTGCTTGATGATCCAGATAGAAATTACACATATCTACTAGAGCATGGACATAGTCTAGTAGAACTACTCCAGGATCTCCAGCGTTCAGATCTGTCCATTGATTATTAGTCAGTCCAGGTATCTTAGAGAGTCCTTCTTTACGAGAGTTCTCGTAATCTCTATTAGTAAAACTGAATATCTTATTAGACATAGAGAACCTCCTTAATCTATGATATCATTGTCGACAGAGTCGTAAGGTTCTCGCTGGTAAGGATACACGAAACTCCCGGATTCACTAGTATTCTTAACAGTATAAGAGACACCTATATATAAGATGTTGTTGTCGATCATGTTAGGTTCACGGAAAAATTCGATGTTAGTCACAGAGATACGAGGTTCCCACTTAGTCACATCTTCTGTTAATACAGAGCGTAATTGGAGGACTAGTATCTCGTCATTTGGTTCGAATCTATAGAGTCTTAGATTGGTACCATAATCAGGTAGAAATAGCCGTTGACCCTTAGGAGTCTCAAAGAGCATCAGCAAGGACTGATTAATCTTACGGATATCTTCAGACTGATTCAACGTATGCTGTGTACAGTCTATAGGAAATGAGATCCCTCGACCGATCAAAGATCTTAATTCGTTAGTCATCTTCTATCACCCCCACTACATCAAAGTAGAGAGCTCCTATACCACCCTCTCCTCCTGCATAACCTGTGATCTCAATCATATCAGGTGTTATCTTGATCTCATTTTTATCTACCGTAAGGTGGAGAGCCTGTTTAGATTTATCGTAATATATCTTACAGAGATCTTTCTGATAGATAATATCTGACTCTGAGTTCACTACAGGATTATTGGTAGATATCGTACCTACCATGTAGACAGGAGACTCCTTACGACCACCTTCGAATATAACCCAGACTACTTCATCTATTTCAGGGATCTGTATTTTACCTGTAGTGAGAGGTCTGGCATAAGGTAGTAGAGATGGATTATAGTCATAGATCCCGTATATACCAGGTACGTGGATCTTACATCTACCTAGATTCTCTGGATCTACGTTATCTTTCACGATACCTCGGTAGAGATAAGGAAAATAGCTAGCCATTGAGCTAGTAGTGACTAGATTACCCACTGTACCACCTCCTAGTATTTAGTCCAGGATTTACCATATTTTTGATACATGACTTTAGGTAGGTAATCCCTGTAGCTGCTAGAACTGGATACTATCTTAGAAAGCGTATCATTACCTAGGAATTTACACCATGCAGCTAAAGCAGTGAAACAGTTTCTACGTTCGACGTCGTAGTTCGCATAAGATCCTTTTAGAGAGTATCTAGTATACCCATTGGATCTACTCTTTTCCTTATTCACATAGGATTCTAATGTCTCTACTAGTGCAGGGAATTTATTAGAGCAGTTAAATTCTATGTAGTAGGCAGTGTAAGACTGATTAGAATACCTACTATCATCTATACTCAGAGGACAGACTACGAGTGTACCGTCAGAGCTATAAGAGAATACAGGTCTATCGAATTTTTGTCCCTTGAATACTACATCTCCAGGTATCTGTAACTCATAGTGTCCCACAGCTGAACCTCTAGGTACCAGTATTCTCACACGAGCTTTCGTGATTTTCTTATTGATCTCTGCAGAGACTTGAGAGTCAGAGGTACTACCTCCTGATGAATTGGAGGATCCTGATTCACCGGAGGATGAGTTACTCTGTATACTAGTAGTACCTACAGCCGAGATCTTCTTAACTATGGAGAGAGTCGTCGTGAACTTACCACCTTCGATATTATCTGACACTCCTGTTACATAATACTGACCAGATATCACATCGTAAACATCTCCTGTAGAAGTGAGGACTACGATATCGATACTATCACCGATAACGAGAGTAGGATCTCCGAGGATAGTAATATTACCTTTATATGGTACGCTACCAGACAGTGATAATACATTCTGTATAGCAGCTTCAGACATCTCTGGAGTGAGTCCATCTGTAGATAATATATTCTCCTGCGTAGGTGGAGTATTCGTATATGCAGGATCTCCATTAGGAGTTGTCGTAGGAGAGTTAGACGACGTAGACCCTGAGATATCAGATACATCCTCTGTTGTAGGGTCTATGGAAGACGACTGAGCAGATGTAGTAGTATTAGAAGCACTCGTACCTCCGAAGACTCCTGTGACATCTACATCTAATGAGATGACGCTGGTATTTATACCTTTAGCGTATACGTAGGATCTCACAGACTTCGAGGACTGATACATGATATTTAGGAAGCTGGCAGTGGGAGGTGTCGTACTATAGTCGATGTACAACTTGTATCCAGACATACCTGTGGACTTACCAATAGCCATAGGAGCTATCCTCTCGTTTATATACGTTAGAGGATGTTCTTTTAGGACTACGAAAGATTTAGTACCTCCCAAGTCAATATCTTTCGTCTCCTCAAACTTACCTAATTGATATCCAGCATACTTACAGATAGCTTTAGCAGCTTCTGTAGGATTAGTAGTCTTGGTATCCAGCGTCATCAACATCATATTGTCAACAGTGGATCTTACGAGACCACGTACAGTCAAGATGATACCAGATGTTTTGAATTTGATGTTGTAATTAGAGACTAGACAATCTAATACCGCAGATTGTTTACCTCCTACATAACCATATCGTATCGTCACAGACTGATTTCCTAGATTGAAAATAGTCTCCAGCTCAGTCCAGTTCTTGTCGAACATCGTTAATACAAAGTTACCTGTAGTCTCTATGCGAGTGAACTCGAGAGATTGGATATACTCAGGAGAACGAGACTGACCCTTTCTACTACCTGAGTAGATAGATTTGACTAGATGACCTGCTACATAGACCTCTACGAATGTAGAGAGTGGCTGGGTACTATGGTCAGATATTAAATCATAATGACTCATGCTAGTATCCCACCATTCGCATATAGAGTTTCTACGCTAGGTATACGTAGGTATGTACCTGCAGGTACTTCTTCAAATGGATCAGTGATACCATTAGCTTCTGCGACTACCCACCATAGGAGAGCGTTGTTATAATACTGATACGCTATCAGATCTAGTCGAGTAGTCTCGTTAGTCCTGACTTTATGTACTTGATCTCTGTTAGTCTTAGAGATAGGTTTTATCTCCCTAGTACTGAGGAGACTCTCTCCTGTCTCTACATCTTTGAGTATACTACACTTACGATATCGATTAGACCGTCTCCTGTCTGAGGAAGGAGATACCTCGTATAACATTATATCACCTCTCAGTAACTAGCAGATGTTTTATTGAGGATATCCTTATAGTCTGGCGGATACTCTGTACTCTGCTTGATAGTCACAGTGATCTGTGCTCTCATAGGTATCCCTGTAGTCGTATAAGGTTTGAGGTACTTCACAGACACGTTTGTGACTACACCTTTGATACTAGTACTAGGTCCTAGATACGCAAGGACTACAGGTGGAGGATTGACGAGTGAAGCAGAGTAGTCCGGATATACTAGAGACTGTAGGAAAGAGATATCCTTGTGGAGAGAAGTAGTCGGGTCAGAGCCTGTATAGAACCCTGTACCTGCCATCAGATCCATCGAAACAGGTATAGATTTACCTTGAGTGTAGTTGTAACTGGATACCTCAGCAGATCTACCTGGGATCGTGATATTCTCGTAGGATGCTTCTACTGTATCATCGAACTCTTGTAGGATGAATCTCATGTACTTATTATGAGTCAGGTCTATGATATATCCTACACTGAGACCATTTACGGATAGTCCTCCTAGGATTTTATTCACCTTAGAAGTCCCTTTTATCTGTGAGAGATATCCTTCCATAGTCTTCTTGTAGGTATCTACACTCGAAAGATTGAGACCTCCTGCTAGGATATAGGAGTAGTCAGGATTCTTGGTAGATTCGATAGAGGGTTTTACAGATGACCCACCAGAGGATCCGTCTGTATTACCTTCACTGGGAGTATTCCCGCTAGAAGCTGATCCACTACCTCCACCTGTAGGCTTTATATCTACAGACCCTCCAGGTTCAAAGAGTCTCACTATAGCTGTGACTCCTTTGTATGCCCATGAATACGGAGACTTGTAACGTACTGCTCCAAATCCTCCAGAGGATTCAATTACTCCTCCCTTACCGTCAGAGATCATAACATGATGCTGAGATCCTCCATCATAATTCATTTTATAGATGAGATCTCCTGCTTTCACGTCTTTCTTATTGACGGTACCTCCACCGCATTCTTTAACTAGAGACGGGTATTTACTCCGGAAATTAGCTATCTGAGATTTACAGTTGTTACCTATATCTTTACCGCAATACTTCTTGATAGCTGCTCTCACGAATTTAGAACAGTCTAATTTACTATAAGGAGTGCCTATGTAGGTCATAGCAACCTGACATAATCCTGCTCCTGTATACGATGCCATAGGCTACCCTCCTTATCCAAATGCTGTCGATGTCATAGGAGACTGTCCAACAGATTTAACATTCTCACGAGACAGACGTAGATCCTCTCTAGTCTCATAGTCGTCCTTCCAGTAATTGATGAAGTCAAAGATCTTCTGAGTATACTCGATGAGGATAGAGAGCTGAGACTCTTCTCGGTTACGAGATTCTCGTTGGACAGATATGATGTCGTCAAAACCTCGTTGATCGTAAGTTGATGTATCCATCGTATCAGAGACAGTCGGGGTAGATTCTACGATAGGGGTGACCTCTACGTATACCTCAGGAGACCAAATTTCAGGGTTATTAAATGGATTCTGAGACTCTGGGATGATAGCTTCACCTTGATGGATATAAGCTAGCTGATCCTCTGGGACGTAGGCTGTACCTACATCATAGGAGTCGTAAGATGATACATCCTCTGAGGCAGTGAAAGGATCCTTCAGAGATAGATCCTGTACAGAGTGCCACGAACTCGAACCGTCCTTTAAGAATTTCTTGAAGTCTAGTACTAAATCACGGTCTCGCAACTCAGACGTTAGGAGATCGGCATTGTATGCGAATGTACCCAGTTCTTCGATATCAGTAGGGTCTAAGAATTTATTCTCTGTATAGAAGGTTTCTGTAGTCTTGAGGTCAGGATTATCCTGAGCTCTATTCATATAGTTGATGTAGTAGTCTTTATACGCTGCTCTATTTGCGTTACTATCATCCCCACTTAGGATACCTTCATCCTCACTCCAGGATGATGCATCACCGATACTACCGAATATCGGGATGTAGTTATACCACTTAGCATCTTTCTTCCAGTGACCTGTACCAGCTATAGCACGTCCTAAACGTTCCCAATAACTGAGATTTGAACTAAGACCTGTACGATCTTCTGTATCTTTACTGTACTGATCTAGTATATCCTCGTAGTTAGACTCTGCAGGAGTATCTGTATCTATGAGTCCTTTTCTGGTAGTGATCGTCCCGTCTTCGTTGACAGTACTAACATCACCGTATCCATAATACTGACCTTCATCTAGAGTGACATCTGGATTAGTAATCTCTTCGACTTCAGACTGGAGTTGGTCGTCTCTCCGATTGACAGCGTCTAGTATAGAAGCTGTGGAGACTCCTACGGCTACGACTGCAGCAGCTATAGGTCCAGCAGCTGCTAATAGCCCTGACCCAGACCCGCCAGCTGTACCTAAGAGTCCTCCTAGTTTACCTAGTAGACCTCCAGAGGTAGATCCTCCTAAGAATGTAGTCAGAAGGAATTGTCCAAAACTCATTCCAGCACCTATACTGAAAATATCCTTCAAGAAATCTAGGATAGATCGGAGGAATGGGAGATCTACTCCTATACTTTCTTGGATATCAGCAAGAGTATCTGCGATCGTGGATGCCTTATTAGAGATATGCTCTGAGATCGTCACGTATCTCTCTCGGAGCGGATCTTCTGCGATCTCAGGGTTACTCTCTGTAGACTCTTCTGCTGTTATGAAGTTACCGTACTTGCTAGTCAAGTACAGCTGTCTATACAGTTCGTCATTCTTGAGACCTGCAGCACTAGCATAGGTACTGGAGAGTCCAAAGTTACTTGCAAGAGATCCACCTAGTCTTGCTGCACCTTGTACGTATTTCTCAACTACAGACAGTGGATCTGACATGAATCTATCTAGATCAGATCCTTGGATACCAACTTGCATTAATTCTACAGCTTCGGATCCACTCTTATCTGTAGACGCCTTCATCAGAGTATCCATGACAGTGTTGATCTGAGAGTTGTCGAGACCTAACTTGTTCAGGTACGCTAAGCTCTCTGCGAAATTGTCATTGAGACCTGTCAAGATAGTATTGAAGTCTCCACCCTGAGTACGGACTATCTGATCCGCGTACTGAGCTAGGGTAGTCTGATTACTCATCAGGAAATCTCTAACCTGCTCGTCTGTGAGAGACGTACCTGCTGTATTCTCTCTAATACTCGTCAGCATCTCTTCCATATTCATAGAGGAGAAGTTGTACCTCTTATAGAACTTGTCAGAGAATTCAGCTAGAGATCCTAGGTGGATATTCATAGACTTAGACGTCTTCAAGAAGAGTTCTCCGTAGGTCTCATAGAAATTTATATCTTTGATACCCGTTTGATTGATAATAGTGTTAATCAGATCCAGGGAGTCATTATAATCGAATTGAGCTCGAGCATAACGAGAATTGAGATCGTCTACAGTACTCTTCAATTGATCTCTATACTGCTGAACGGTGGAGTATGTGTACCCTGTATTGAAGACCATCGTATTTGACGACTCAATCAATCTAGTACTACGCGTGATCATCTGATCAATAGAGATACCTAGATCACTCATGAAAGACTGTATAGTCCTATGGATCTGAGAGACGGTTTGTACTATAGTTGCAGCTGTTTCTTGCTGTAACTTATACTCATTGTCTCTCCGTCTACGTTCTTCATCTCGAGTAGGTCTGTCATCATCAGTGCGAGACTGTGGATCTCTCTTAGAATCTTTTACCGCTTTTATGACTTTTTCATAGGATTTAGAGTTAGAAGCGTCAGAGCGTAGACCTGTACCTCGTATGACATCTGCTAGGTGATCGAACATATCATCGATATCCGCAGTTATACCGTTACGTGTCACGTATCCAGCTAGACTAGACGTTCTTGCATCTAGATCTTTCATGTACGTATTGATTGACAGTATAGCTTTTAATTGCTGGTCTTGATACGTAGATCTAAGCAGATCTTGTCTTAAGGTTGCCATCTAAACTCCTCACCTCCTCACTATAAGGATTAAACTGTTATCTCTTCTTTCCTCCGAATATTGACATCATAGATGCTAGTGCACCTGATAGGGACTTGAATTTAGCTTTCTCTACTTCACTCTCAGTCTTGACTTTCTTAGTAGTCATCTCTGTATACGTATTGAATTCATACGTAGTGAGATCCTCGATTTCTGAGATAGCCAAGGATGAGTTATTAGACAACGTGTAGATACTACTTAGTAGTGTAGCTAGAGGTACTGTCATACTTTGGACGAAAGAAGTCTCCTGTGAACCTCACAGGTACAGTGATCTCACGTCCACACTCTGTACATACCGCTTCAGCTGTAGGAGCTACACCGTACTGAATATTTTCTACTGTAGAGATGATCGCAGTAGCGTCTAGGTCAGGTAATTCAGACACGTACTGCTGAATATCTGTAGGGAATGTAAGTTCTTTGTCGCCATCCTCCGTAGGAGTCTTGAGGATGACTTTCTTGATCATCCTAGCAATACGATACTCGTACTCGAGATTGATAACAGCTTCGTCATCCTTTAATCTCTTACGAGCAGATTTTAGATCATTAGAGATATCCTCGAAGTCCTGGACAGTCAGGATCCTAGTCAGTACAGTATCTCCAGCGATAGGTAGCTCGATCTTCAGACTCTCCTCGTAATCCTCTGGGAGATCTGTCACCTCTAAGGTAGATAGATCAAGAGTCACCTCAGTCTTCTGACCGCAGATAGGACACACTGTCGTGAACTTCAGAGAATTTCCGTAGGAGAGACAACGGAGCTTCAAGGACATGAATAAGATATCAGGCAGAGTCAGTTTCGTGACATCGAATCCGTCAGGTGCTACTGTGGTATCCTGTAGAAGTCGATTCATCTTATTACCCTTAACTACAGAGGAACCTGATAAATACTTCTGGTCAGATACCATCATGCATCTCTGTGTCACGACGCCATCCGGGATCTCAGGATTGAGATGTCCTTTAGACGGTAGGACGATTTCTTGTGTAATAGTGTACTTATTCTTACTCATTAGGTATACCTCCCCGCAGATGTTCTAGTTACGTGATTCTAGTCTGAACTATAGACAAGCTGTCTACGATCTGTTGTATCATACGTAGTAGGTACAAGAATACCCTAGGAGCGAGTAGCTCCTAGGGTAGGTACTATAGAGTATGTCTAATCAACCACGAGTCAGTATAGCTTTGTCATACTGGAGTGTGATCTGAATTTCCTTCGGATTACCATCCGTATTAGAAAGATCTCCATAGCTGACCTGAGATGGCCAGACACCTTCGATCTTCCATGTACGCTCATAGGTACCATCCGGAGCATACTGCACAACACGTGCCTGCTTCTTGTAGTTGACAGCAAATCCGATACCGTCTGTGGATTTGTTGTAGACAGTAGCTCTCCATCTATCGATAAGAGCTTCGACGTCCTTCTGCAGGAAGTCTCGTACGACGAGAGTACCACCTTCAGTATTGAAGACACCAGCTACCTTGATATTCGTATTACCATAATTCAAGGTGATGACTTCATTAGACTCTGTAGGAAGAGCACCTGAGACTACAGATAGAGTCAGGAGTCTCTCACTATCTCCGACACCAGCGATGCTGATCTCGAAGTTATTTTTACGCTGGACTTCCCACCCAGCACCAGCTAGGTGAGATGCACCTAATGTCCTAGTAGGCATCAGTCAGTTCCTCCTCTCTATCAACCTTCGATGATTCCCTCAGACTCTAAGATCTGATTGAAGTCAGCTCCAGTAGACGTGATAGTGAAATAGATCGGGATCACCTCCGCAGCCTTTGTAGGCTGAATCATGATCTTGCAAGGCATACGATAGTTGTCGATATCATCGTCGGTAACAATCGCTTCACCCTTTACGATCTTGTAGGCGTAGAGTCCACGACGATTACCAATGTCCTTCAACGTAGGCTCTACGAGATCCTCAAATGCGTTCCACGTGATCCTATCATTTGGCTCGAAGGTCAGATACTTACATGCAGATACGACTACACGTTTGAGGTAGTTGATCAACATGCGAACATTGACACGATTCGTAGCAGTGTTGGTACGGGATAGTGTCTTCTGACCCCAGATTACTAGACCGTATGTAGGATCATTGATGATACAGTTGACACTATTACTGTCGTCGTAGAGACCAGCAACCTCTCCAGAGTCGGGAGCATAGGCTGGTTCAAATACACCCTGTACTAGTCCACGCTGTACACCAGCCACAGGGAACCAAATCTCTGATTCGCGAGCTGAGGTAGCAAATGTGTATCCTAATACGACAGACGGAGGTACTAGCACCTTTTCTGAGCCGTCTAAGATATACTGCCAGGAGTAGTAGAGAGCACCATAGTCAGATACGAGCCTGTTTCCCTCAGCATCTCCACCATTATGCCAGGTACGTACTTCATCAGGAGTCTTCTTATCCTTAGGAGGATCAACTAGGAATAGACAGTCTCCACGATCCTCTGCCAGCTTCAGCATCTCTGTGATGACTTCCTTGGTAGATACTCCAGGGACAGCGAACAGATTCATATCTACCTTGTCAGTAGACAGCTTCTTACCAGCAGAGATATAATCGCTATCCTTGATGTCAGTAGTCCCGTCAGTACCACCTGCCATCTTCACAGCGTCAGTAGCTAGCAGAGTGATATCTTCAGCCTTGGCAGTCAACTCTACGTACGCGGAGACGAACTCCTTAGGATCTGCTGAGAGATCCAGCACGCGAGACTCTAGTGCGATACCGTCAGAGGATAGTACGACTACATTGTAATCGTCATCAGAAGTACGCTTAACTACCTTAATTGAAATCGTATTGTAATACGTACCAGGGTCAACTGCCGTGAATGTCAGAGCAGTCGTATCAGCTACTCCATTTACCGTACCCTTGACTGTCACAGTAGCCTTAGCAGGAGCCGTAGTAGAGCTAGCTGCACGTACGAAGTATAGAGTAGAGCCACCAGACAGGTAATACTTAGCAGCATAGACTGCTAAATGTTCAGGAGATGTATCTCCGAATTTACGTAGTAGATCAGTACCACTCGTACATAATGTAGGAACTCCTACTGGACCTTTACTTGCTGTACCTACTACAGCGAAGTTGATTCCAGAGGATCTCGATACATAATGGGAGTAATCCTGCTCAACAGCATATGGTCCAATCATCAGGAATTACCTCCTTGTCTCAGATTACTTGTGAGCACGAGACTTATGAGACTGGAGTCCTCGAGCGGATCCAAATTCCTCACCGCAGATGTCACAGATGAACGATGTAGCAGTCAGGACTACAGGCTCTTCTGTATCTTCATCACTCGGTACAGAGTCAGCTGTATCCGAAGTCTCCTCCATAGGCTCTGATAGTTCTTCTGTAACTACAGGAGAGTCCTCTGTAGTAGCCAGTTCGACAGCATTGTCAGGATCACTGTCTAAGACTACCAGATCACCGTTGTTGATATATTCATTCAACGTAGGGTATACCCACGAAGGCTCCAATTGGTAGATACCACCTGCGATCAAACGGAGTTCAAATCGAGTCTTAGGGCTCAGTGCTGTCTCCGCGACGATTTTCAAGCTTTTTGAAGTCACATTCTGTACAGACTTGATCATCAATATCATCTCCTTCATAGATTACAATAGGTATGTCTGTATAATTGAAAGGCGTCCTACGAATCTTCGTAGTCAGAGTGAGATTAGCAGATAAGGTAAATGAGATAGTGTGTCTATAGATCCTACCTCTATCGTCTTCACTCTCTAGATCAGAATTATCTACCCACTCAATATCTAGGATGTGAAAACGAGCATCTTTACCAGAAGGCTCTATAGGAGCGAACATCACAGGATCTTCCATCGTGAGTTTACTGACGACAGCGATAGCTAATTCCTGTACTGTCACATCCTTAGCTGCCCACACATCTATGTTATAAGACAGATTAATAGGGATAGACTGGACTACTGTAGATACATACTCTCCACTCTCATCCTTGATGAACCCTAATCTATCTCCGAATTTCTGTAGTACGAAATTATCTCTTGAAGTATCTATATTGAAAGAAGGATCTCTATAGAAGCTAATGAATCTCCAAGGAGTATGGTCACGATAGTCCTCTACGACCTTTGATATCTGCTTTATTGCGATGTTCGTAGGCGCGTACACTACGCGATCGCAAACGTCCTTCAGATATGCGTAAACCGCTCTGTCGTAGATCTCTATATCTGTCACGATCCATCCCTCCTATCTCGTCATAGTACTCATACCAGATCGTAGGAATACAAGCTTCTACATTTCGTTTGGTAGGTAGAAATACTGCACGTGGAGATAATCCTCTACGACCGAATTCTAATAACCTGAGATATTTCTCTAGAGAGAATCTCGGAGCTATCACAGCTCTCCTATCTAGCTCAATATAATAGTAAGCTCTACCCTTTCGGATCTGGAGACTAGCTGTCAGTAAACCTTTTGTGACTGTAGGTATACTAGAGATGCCATTCTCTAAGAGATAAGAAGAGAGTCTCTTGCGATACTCTGACTCTTGTCTCCCTACTCTCTTCCGACGTTTTAAATTGGCGATCAATAGCTCTACGTATCTATCTTTTAAGTATACCATGAATCCAGGGATCAGTGAGGATAGATCTGTACCATCCTCTACATGTAGTCTAGAGACAGGTACCCTTATGTCGAATGGGGAGCTCATCGAGCATCTCTCCTGTAAGGTACTAGATTTGCTACGTAATAGACTACATCAGGATATCCTTGTCCTACCATCTTCTTGATCAAGAAGCTTTCCTCGTCTCTAATGATGTCATGGTAAAGATTACAATCAGCAGGTAGGACTATCCTGTCATCGATCTGTGGGGTATACTGTTTACGATTTAGAGCGTCTCCATAGATCACAGGGATATAAGCTAGAACAGGTAATGTAGTATTGTCTATATACCATCCGAGAGATTTCAACGTCTTTATAGTCGGATGCGTATCAAATGTGATATAGGTAGCAAATTTATTAGAATAGGATGTGATCTCGTCAGAAACATCACCGTAAAAGTCGTGAGTCTCCTCATGAGTACCTCCTATAGTATGAACCATACAGAGTACACCATTGAGAGACTGAGACTCATAGAACTGCTGACGTTGATACGCGAGTTCTACTGCACTCATCCTCATAGGTCCTACGATCTTCATACTCTCACCTACTCTCTGATGAATCTACCTCTACTGATATCAGATACGATTTTCATGTACTGCATCGGGAACACCTGCAGAGCTTTATACAGATGCTTACAGACTACTCCCTCTAACTTAGGATTACGAATATGAGGATAGATCGTCTGAGGATCTCCATCTTTGATACCTAGCTGCGTAGATATATACTCATACCCCCACCACTTAAAGGCAGGACAACTACAAGAGATCTGTAGATTACCTGCAATAGCTAGGCGGACTTTATCACGTATAGAGAGATCTTCTGCATCAGCAATCTCAGGGTAATCCAAGAGTTTGATCTTGATATCATACATCACACCTGGAGTAGTAGCTGACCTAGCTTTCTCCAGGACTGTATAATCCTCAGTGATCCCTCTATAGTTCACAGAAGGTACTTTCTTCGATCGATCGATATTCTTCTTATCAGTACCTCGGATGATATCATTCCGATTGAATTCATCTATATGACTTGTCATACTCGGATCCCCATCCTTAGATACTTGAATACCTGAGGTAGTTCTGTATCAAGTTTATCCTTCTCGGAGGTACCTTCAGATACGAGAGCGTCACCGTCCAGCTGCATAGCTCCTGGAGTACTCTGTGTCTTCCTGCGGATCATACCTTCAATGATCTTACAGAGAGCTAGAGCGTACTCTTTGACTTTCTGCACGACTATCTCGTCTGTGATCTCCTCAACAGATTTATAAGGTACCATGTACCTAACAGTGACTACAGATCCCTGTACGTTACTGAGATATAATTTATGAGAATGCTCGTCGTAATGCCAGTCTCGTAATGCTATGAATCCCTGGAGTGTCCTCACTTGATTACGTTGCGTCAGTACAGTGAATGGATCGTACATAGAACTACCACTATTCTGCATCAGGACGCTCCAGGAGAATACGTCATTATCTACGTACTCTGTATTGGAGGTAGCGTCACTCGTGAGTATCTCCACTACGCAGGTAGTCTCAGGTGGCATGTCAATCACATTTGACGCAGGTAACGTAGCATACAAGACTCTAGGAGCATATGAGCTGATCTTACGGAGAGCTTCTTTGATTTTGATATCTATAGTATTATCAGAGATAGCCAGAGATAGGATATCAGCACCCATATCTACTTTGATCTCATTTCTGATATCTTCTATCTTCATAGTATCACCTCTCTGACTATATAATAAAACCTAGGAGGGTAGGGTCCCTCTACCCTCCTAGTAGATCAGTGTCAGCCCTTATAACGATCAGCAGAGAAGTTCTGGATCGTGCCCTTGGCATAGAGCTTGTTATTCAGCATGACCTGACCATAGCTGGTCGCCAGACCCTTACGGAAGATGAAGTCATCATTCACGTAGGTGGGAGTGGTGTACAGCGGCATGTAAGGACAATAGACGAAGCCAGCATCCAGGTAGCTATCACCCTTGTAGCCCAGCAGGAAGTTGTCATCACCGTAGAACGGATTCTTATAGACACGCCACTTGCCAGACAGAGTACCAATGAAGTGAGGTCCATTGATGACCTTAGAGCCGAGAGCTTCAGCCTTGAACTCTTCGAGAGTCTCAATGATAGAGCAGACATTCGTACCAGCGACGATGAAGTTCGCACCAACACGCTTCGTCTGATTGAAGATATCATTGTGAGCCTGCACGAAGACGTCGATCAGCGTACGCTTGTACTCCTGGTAGCTCAGGCTATTCGTAGGATTCTTAGCATCCCAGTTATAGCCAGTATTAGCAGCCTGCATGTACAGACGATTCAGGAGCTCGCCATCGATCTCGTGCTTAATCTCAGAGCTCATCGCAACAACGAGCTCATTCTCCGCATCGATACCCTTCATCTGCTGGAGCTCATACGCAGCATCGAGCAGCCAACGAGCACGCAGCTTACGCGGGAACGCTTCGACAGAGATGGACTTCAGATCGAGGTCAACCTGAGAGAACGGCACGGTCGTGAGATCCATGTCATAGCGATACTTGATGGTATACACGTCAGACGCAGCACCAGCAGTGACAGTGATAGCCACAGCACCAGTCTGCAGATCGACAGTACCAGTAGCACCAGAACTACCCTCCGCAGCCAGAGTATCCACACCACTTTCGACGGTACCAGACTTGGCGATCAGAGTAGTTCCCTTATAGACCTCAATCGTACCAGGACGGATGGGAGTGTAGGTCAGGTTAGTGGACAGAGAAGTACCAGTACCCGAACCAATGACTTCACCATCAACGTAATCGTTGGAGTAGTTAAACTCACCATCAGCTCCAGTGAACGGGCTGTTCATCGGAGTGCCAGCCTTGATGTTGCCCTTATCAGAGCCGTACAGATACTGCAGATAGAAGATAGCACCGTGCTTAGCCTGCAGAGCCTGGACGCTCATGACCTCAGGAGCAATCAGAGACGGGACTACAGCAGAAATAACGTCGAAACCGTAATCCACAAATGAACCTAGATTGACCTGACGAGTGGTCTCATCCATACGAGCAGCATACAGACGAGTGTTCTCGAGCAGCTGAGCGGTAGTAGCCAGCAGTTCGTTAGAGATAGGCTTCTTATTCTTACGGCGATAGCCTTCACGGATAGAAGCTGTATAATCACGCCACTGACGTGACTCAGCGAGTTCCATACCCTTCAGTAGGGTGGACTCTTGATAACGACGTACTTCGTCGAACTTCATATAGCATTACCTCCATTAAATTCGAGAGATGATTGAGCTAAGGCTCGTAGGTCTCCCCTGTACTGTCTCTTCGAGTCTTTTAGACTTATCGGAGACGATGATATTCTTGATACCTTCTACTACAGATGTAGAGTTCTTCCTCCTAGATAAGGAGGTCAATCTCTTCTCGATCTCTTCAGTAGTCGTAGCACCTTCTAAGAATTCACGCACCTGACTATACGTGAGACCTCGAGATTCTACAGCATACTTCTTACGCAATTCTACTGTCTCTGCTAGTAGCTTGTCATAGTCTGACTTCTTAGTAGAGGTCTCTACTAATTTGTTGTAAGCTTCTTGCAGTGATAGCATATTCTTACGTAGAGATGAGAGACGTGTAGTAGACTCTTGTAACTTCGACCTGAGAGATCTAGACGTCTTAGAGACGTCAAGTAGACTCTCCCGGAGGATCTCTACGGAGGACTGAGATTTATCTAGTGCAGCAATTCTCTGCTCTAGAAGATTCTTCAGTGCTGCGATTTCCTCCGAAGCTACATCTATATGAATCTGCTCAGTGGAGTCTCTGAGCAAAGATTCTCGAATGGATTTAGCCATTTTACGGATAGGGTCATATTCTTTAGATTCACGGAGAGGTAATCCTTTCACTATGACATCTAAGGACTCACCCAACTTGGATTTAGAAGATTCAGATAAGACTGCTGTCTTAAATGAAGGATCCGCTACGAGATCGTAGGTGATCAGATTGAGTTCTGTGATCTTCTCATGACCGTTCTCCTCAATTGCATCACCTGTAGCTCGTGAGCTGATCCCGATAGGAATACCTGCTTCTACGAGGGACTGTACGATCTTACCAGCAGGAGTGTCTAGTAGTTCTACTTCACCAATCACTCTCTTATGACCATCTGGAGTGTCCTCGACATGCATCTCAGTAATAACGTGAGATACATTAGAGAGACGAACCTCATCATAAGTAAGAGGGTGATCACACTCCCCTAGGAGAGATCTAGACTTGACCTTCTCTTGGAGAGACTCTAGAGCTGCTTCGTACACCTTCGCAGGATAAACCCTGCCATTCTGATTCAAGGTATCGAATGATGCAAACTCACCTGCTAGGGTCGTAGGCGTCTTCGTAGAGAGGTTCACAGTGCTAGTCTCAATTAACCGCATAGTATACTCCCTCCCAACATGTCAGTTACATAATATACGTGGATGATCTCCATAGATACGAAGATATGAATCAGTATTGTACTCAGTAGCCATAACCATCCCATGCAATATCTTTCCCTCTAGGATCTCTACGACTCTGAGATGGATCCTTCTCAGGCTCTACAGGCATGTGATCTATATCATCGATAGCATCGCTCCTCGTATCAGCAGTCTGAATGAAATTCCCTCTCTTATCCCAGACTGATACTCCGTCTTTTTCATCTCTGATGAGGTAACCTCCATACGGAAAAGAATCATCTCCCTCGTCATCCAGAGACTCTTCGACATCACGACCTAGATACACATTCTTCTGATAATTGACTTCCTTACGCTTATGCTCAATATCACTCTTGAGATAGAGTTTAGTCTCAATGTCTAAGTCTTTAGCATTATCTACGGTATCTATTGCTTGATCAAGAGTCTTATCGATCAGATTGAACTGATCCATCGGTTCTAGAGAAGATTCATCATTCAGGATCTCGTCGAGCATCGTCATAGCTCTGTCTATTAGATCTTCAACAGTCTCCTCTGTAGAGAGTGTATGAACGTCTTCATTTAAGGGAGATCCGTACAGAGAGACAATACTATCTCTTAGAGTCGTAGACCGAGAGTCAGATATCCCATAGGACTTACCATTCTTTTTGAGCTCCTTATCGAGTTCAGAAAGAGCCTTATCGAGGACATTCTCAGGAACTAGACTCCTAGAAACCCTGATGACACCAGCCTGACGATCAGGGATTACCTTAGCGACAGTCGCTTTGTATCCGAGATCCTGTAGGATAGAGATGAGAGAGTTAGAAACGTGGACACGTGTAGAGTCATCTTCGATACCTGTACCACTCACGAGCCACCACGCATCTGTCATCTTTACCTTATAAGAACCTTCTGTCAAAGTATCAGGTTCGTCTCTATAGAGAGAAGCTATACTACCCCGCAGTGTCGTATCTGTGACATCACCTTCTAGGTCGTCACTATCTACACTCTCACGGAGAGATAGACCAGTCTCTTTTACGTAACCCTTATAAAACTGATCTGCAGTAGTTGTCACATTACTGTGAATATGCTTACCGTCTTCATCTAGGTACTCGAATTCTACATAAGTACCTCCGAAGACTAATTGATACCACAGTTGTAATACATGGATGGATCTAACACCATTGATAGGCTGACCAGGGACATCCCAGTACTGACCAGCTCTGAGAGTCGTATTATCTCTAGGCAAACTCAACACCTACTTCCATAAATTTAGAGATAGGAGTCGAACTCCTATCTCTAAGATGTTTAATCAGGAGACTACCCAGTTATTCTCGGACATGATTTCACGGATCCGAGACTCACTCTTGTCATCCTTAGGTTCTATAGTCATCTGGAGTGCATTAGATACACGTCCCAGCTTGATACGAGTAACACAAGAAGATGTAGCGTCTCCAGGATATGCCCAACCATTCAGTACTAGACTACCACTCTTGATACTGATATCAGCATCCCAGGGGAGGACTACATCGCCATTCACAGGGTAGATCACGATACCTTCATAGGAAAGATTGAACAACTCCTCATAATCCATCGACGGGAGTGTCTGGGACTTAGAGTTAACAGATAGATATAGAGTCTTAGCCATTACTAATCCCTCCTATTAAGTATTAGACCTACGGTGACCTGCAGGACGTCCTCCAGTCAGAGCTTCCTTCTTCTTGACGTCAGGCTCGTCGCATTCCTTCTTCTTGACCTCAGGATCGTCGCATTCCTTCTTCTTACGGAGAGTACGAATACGAGACTCTAAAGCATCGAGCTCCTCGTCAGTAGGCTCAGCCTGAGCTTCCTCAGATTCAGGGTCACAACCACGCAGGATACACAGGAAAGACTTTACCTCTTCTTTCTCTTCATCAGAGAGTTCAGCTACCTCGTCTTCAACAGGAGACTCCTCACCTTCAGGATCTTCAGGAGCACCGTCAGGTAAAGCTGTATCGATCACGTCGTCGATGACGTCCTTAGCCTGATCTACTGTCAGGTCATCAGGGATCTCAACTTCAACCTCTTCAGTAGACTCTTCAGAGGTACCTTCTTCGTCACTCTGATACTCATCAGAGACCCAGTCGATGAAATCGTCGACATCCTCCTGCTCATCCTCACAGATAGCCTTAGAGAATCGAGATACGATTTCTCCAGCCTTCTCTGTGATAGGAGCTCCTGTGTAGATAGACTCGAGGATCGACTTAGTAGCCTTTCCTAGTACAGAAGTGAGCACAGTGAAAGTTTCCTTAAATGAAGGATTATGCTCGTACTCAATAGCCATCTGAGTCATAGCAGAGTTAGCAGCCTTGTACGTATTCAGAGTCTCTGTAAGATCGAAGCGCTTCGTAGATTCATTGAGGGAGGAAACCTTCGAGAGAGCACGATAGAAAGACTTGTTACGAGAATTCTCAGCGAACTTCACTACCTCGTCAGGATCTGCCTTAGGAGCGTCATGCTCAGGCTCTTCATCCTGTACAGGATTCACAGCTGTCATAGGATCGACAGTCGCATCGTCAGTCTCCAGACGAGGGTCATCTAGCTCTTCATCCTCAGTGAGCTTGATATCCTTCAGAGAGATAGCAACGTTAGATTCAGCTAACGTACGGATGCACTGAAGATTGTAGGAGAGCTCGTCGGTCTTGAGAGCATCCTTGCGGATATCTTCGATGAGAGACTCAACGAGCTTCTTGATCTTAGGATTATCCGTAGAGTAGAGTAGATTGTAGCTCTCAGAGATGATCTGAGATAGATTACGACGCATCGGGGTCACAGTGAGCTTCTTCGATTCAACAAGTTTGCGACAATTCATAGTAATATCCTCCTCCTAGAAGTCTCAGTTGGAGAGTTAATCTCCAGCATTATCTATATCATCAGGATCCTCAGTATGATGTGACTTCATAGACTCAATGATCATATCTCTAGTTCCTTCGTAGAGAGTACGACCAGAGAGTGTAGGATAGTCCATCTCTGTATCACCTGAGATACGCTTAGAACGTTTTTGCGACTTTGAGTCGTTCATAGACTCTGTCTTCTTATTCAATATGATTGATACTTCATCCTCAGTGAAATCCATGTAATCCTTTAAAATCCTACCTGCGAGGTACTCCATATTCATAGGAGAATTAGTAGGAGTTACCTCAAGATCCTCACGGATACGTTTACCTAATCTACGTGCAGACTCTTCAGGAGAACCTTCCTCTGACTGTACGAGAGACTGCTTGATATCAGAGATATCTGAAGTATCTGTAGGTGTATCGTCAGTAGGAATATCCTCTGCAGGTAGATCTGCAGAGATATCAGGTACCTCTGTATCTCGGATCGTAGTGAGTGTATCATTCATTGTAGTAAATACATCCCACATATCACGAGCGACACCTACACTACTCTGTTTCTGCTCTAGACGTGCTTCTTGGTCTATAGCAGATACACTAGTCATAGTGATCGTGAACTCTACTGCATCTGGATCTAACCCTAGATACGCTAGGTGAATATTAGCAAGTCTAGTCAGTCCTGTGATCAGTGTAGTCTGTAGCTGAGATACTGATCGTGCGTATCGGATATCCAACTGAATGAGTGTAGATCTAGCATTGAGATCCTGCTCGTAGTTAAGATAGGCTTTAGGAATCTTCAACGCAGCAAATAGCTTATTGAGTAGATATTCTAGATCATACTGTTCTGCAATATTAACGTCCCCACCTACAGTGGTGATCCGTATATCATTCTTAGGATCAGAGACAGGGATGAATATATCTTCGTCAAATGCAGCTGTATGTTTAGCAGAATTGTAGAGACTGTCGGTGAGATTTAGATTGACATCCTTCTTCAACAAGTCAGAGTACTTCTTGATAGTCTCGAACGCCTGCTTTGGATCTACTTCTCCAACATTGATACTAAAGATATTCCTACGGACACTATTAGTTAGTCGAGAGAGTAGTATCATATTCTCTACGAATTTTAACTGCGTATATACTTTAACAGCTGCTCGTAGTATGGACTGACCGTAGGATGATACTAGAGAAGAAGTCTCTTGGCTACCTAGATCTCTAGACTTCAAAGGAGTCAGATCTCCTTTATGCCTAAAATGGATGTAGTCCCACGGAGGTCTGATACTGTCTTCATTGAAGTAAGAGGTATTCATATCTATGAAGGCTACTAACTTACCTCTATAATCTCTTCTCTCTACAGAAGATGGATAGATGGTATCATCTACAGAGGATACTCCACGATGACCGTCCTCAGTACTACCGTAGACTCGGACGAAAAGATCACCGTACTTAGCTATAGCTCGAGCCCACTTAGAGATCTTAGACTCTATCTCGAGATCTTCGAAAAGATTAGTTAGTAGGTTACGAACCTTCTCACTAGGAGAATCAATATAATAGATATTACCGTATTCATCAGGTTGTGTAGCATCGTCTGACAGTATATCCAGAGCAGACGTTACATAAGCTACAGACTCATCCATCTCATCGTAGATACCATAGAGCTGATTCCTAGATATTTGACTGGACGAGCTACTGATGTACGGATCGAGAGCTCTCATATAGAGAGATCTAGCGATGTCTAAGTACTGATCCGTACGAGGAGACTTATCATCCTTCTCCTCTGATCTACGATCTGCTAGGATAGACTTAATATCTTCTAGATCCTGAGGGGTTAGAGTGGAGAGACCTGCTAAGAGATTATCAGTACTGCCGTCTGGATGAAGATCAGGCAACGTAACTTTTCTCTGAGTCTCTCGGATCTCATCTTTCTTGCTCATTTATCAGGTCACCTACCTTGTTAATCAGTAGATGTAGCGTAGCCATACTCTAGAGTGTATGTATTAGAACCAACACGATTAATGAATAATGTGTACTCTGTATCGTCATACGGAGTCACGAATACTATAGAATCCTCTGAGGAATCTATAACTTCATAGTCTAAGTCCTCCAGATATCCAACGAAATCGTGAGGATCGGTTGACCACTCTCTCAGTACAGACTGAAGTTCTAACTTGACTTTATCTTCATTACTCTCAGTCATCTCAGAAGCTTCTACATAATCTCCTGTATCAGAGAGATCTGAGGATACCACCTTCGGACTAGAAACCTTACGGTTAGTACCTTTGACCATCTTATTGAAATTACTGAGAGCTTCTGACTCAGATCTACCTTTGACTGAAGAGTACTTCGTCTCACCGTCTTCTCGATACTCAATCGTATAAGACATCTCATCGGCTTCTGTCATAGATAGAGCAGATACGATAGATTTACGTAGGATCCTACGTTCTGATAAGGTATCCCTCACTTCGACTGCTCCACGATCTAACTGATCTGCTTCACTAGGATGGATGATCGTCAGTAGTTCAGTGAGTTCACCTACATGGACTCTCTCTTCGTCTAAGATAGACTGGAGGACTTTCAGGACTCTCTCGTCCTGAACATACTGAAGCTGGGACTCATAGGTAGATATAGCGTCCTGCTCCTTCTGGAGATTGGTACGGACGATCTCTACATCCGTGTAATTGGTATTTAAATCTGCCACCGCATTCACCTACTTTACAGGTAATAAAAATCTATACTCCCCGCACGATTACGTTGATAAAGTGCGAGGAGTATAGTACATAGTAGTATAGTGCAGTACGATACACATTATTCTACGAAGATTCGAAGTTCATTCTCTCGAATCTTCAAGATGATAGGCAACTTCTTCCGGATGTGACTGACGTAGTATCTATATCGTCGATCGATAGTCACTTCGTAATACCCAGTCCTACGATTTTTAGTCACTACACCGTGAGGATAGTACTCACACCCTACATCTCGGAAGACGTTAGGATACCTCATACGGAGATGTTCATAAGCTGACTGGAGAGAGCAACTTGAGATACCAAGCTCTGCAGGGCTGAAGATGAGATCACCTACGAGATAGAAATATCCGAGTGCTACGTTCATGTCGATACGACGAGGAGATTTGTGAGAGATATAATCCTTAGATACTACGATCATGGAGAAGTCCTCCTAGTTAGTAGTTTGATACCATTGAGGGATGAATGTTAGATTGACACACTTGTAATTAGGGATGATGTTCTTAGCTAGATAGGATCCCATAGATTCTGCAACGTAAAGAGACTGCACTACCTCCGGAGGGACACCTGAGTAAAGATACAATCCTCCTGTCTTGAACTCCACGAAGAGGTCATTCGTTTCGTGACTGTAAGCTGTCCGACTGACCTGAGATGAAGAATCTACCCTCTTGACTTCGCAGAGAGACGCAGGATTACGAGACATAGAACCACTCCTTCCACCTTTAGATTATATAGCTATTGAGCTATGATCAGAGACCCTTTTCGAGTAGCTCCTGGGAAGATCGTAGATATCTCCTGTAGATAATCTGCAGTCTTACGATTCAACTGATATCCTTTAGACGTGACGGATCCTTGACCAGACTTAGATCCCTCATAAACAGTGATGTACACATGACCTGTAGACTTAACATAATTCTTAAGAGACTTGAGAACAAGAGATCTACCGGTCTCAGTATCTATCACGTTGAGTACATTAGAGCATAGAACGACGTCAGCTCCACCATTAGCTCGGATAGCGTCTAGAGATTTCTTATTGTACTCACTAGATCTATTGTAAGGATCATAAACATATCCTGTACATCCTTGACTAGCCAGATACTCAATACCGTTGTCGAAACGACCTCCTCCATAGTCTAAGACTACAGATCCCTTTGGGAATTTAACCAGTTTATAGATAGCAGGCAATTTAGAGGAGTTAATAGATGTATCCGCAGACGTATAAGTCTGATCTGACACCTCTGGGTCATCCTCTAACGCTTCTGAATACAGTTCTAAGATATTAGCTCGCAGAGTCTTAGCAGACTCCTGATCTTTACTAGATCTCACTTACACTCCTCCTTAAGTCTACCTGAGAGCGTCCTCTACACTCAGTAGTACTATAATATTTTCAAGCTCATAGAGAGCTTTAGCTACTCTCATCGAGGTAGACTGATTATTGAAGATTGACAATTTCCTCCTGAGATGATCTCGAACGATCTCCAAGAGATCGGAGTCCGTCACTCCATCTTTATCGCTCTTATAGGAGTAGCACTTGAGATCTGCTAAGGTATTAGCTCCGTCTTCAGAGAGGACTTGATAGTGGTCACAAGGAGTCAACGAGTGGTACACATCTAATGCCATAACTTTATGAGAGATAGGCAATTTCATATGAGACTGGATAGTCTCGATCTCATGATCCATAGGACAACCTCCTTTGACTCAATTATAAACATGGCGGAGAGAGTGGGATTCGAACCCACGGTACCTTACGGTATCACTAGTTTTCAAGACTAGCTCCTTAAACCTCTCGGACATCTCTCCAAGGATGATCATCGATCGTCTACAAACTCTTCTAGGAGACCTAGGATCTCTGCGATCAAGAAACCTCCTGCCAAGAATCTCACATTCAGAGCACCTATCGTGACTGCGCAACTCGCTACCCGGATGAGAGACTTGACACAAGAAACCCAGAAATGTCCTCTACCTTTATGCATCGAAGAACCTCCTCTTGATTAGATTACATGGTGTCGGTGGTGGGATTCGAACCCACACGACTCTCGTCGCTAGATCCTAAGTCTAGTGCGTCTGCCTTTCCGCCACACCGACATATAGAGGAACGTCCTCACAATTATAGAGACGTTCCAATATCTAATTCTACCCTTTTGGAGCAGGTGCATCGGATACGTAATGCTCATCTGTAGTATCTATGACGTACTGACTAGACGGGATATCGTACTGATCTAAGATATCGTTGATGATCTTAGGCTTATTCAGCTTAGGATCCATGTAGATAATGAACTTCCTAGTAGCTTTATTGAATACAACACGTCCACGTGGGAAGTAATCGTAAGATACCTTAGAGAATAGCTGTGGAAACATCTCTTTGAGATCGTCATATAGAGAGTAATGAGACGCATAGTTAATGAATCCACCGTACTCGTCTGCATCACGTACCTTCTCATCATCAGACCATAGATGATCATATGCATAGTAGAATGCACCTACACGAGCTTCATATAGGAGAGCTTCTTTTAGTTCTCTCCTAATAGACTCTGAGAGTTTAGTCATAAGAATTCCTCCTTATACTTAGAATGGAGCTTCTTCTGGGTACGAGAGACATAAGACTGAGAAACTCCAAGACGCTTTCCGATCTCAGATTGATTGTAACCTTCATAGGTGAGTCTCAGGATAGTTTTGTACAGTGAACGCTCTGATTTTAGAGCTTCAATTAATAGAGACGTAGCAACTTTACGATCTACGGACTCTCCAGGATCTTCAAGAAGATCTGACAATCTACTAGACTCTTGAGGATTCAACGGATTACTGATAGGTATATCAGACGAAATAGTCCTCAGCTTAGACTGTCTCCTACGTGTACGGAGGTACATGAGTATATTGTTACGAATGCAAGTGCAAGCATACGTAGAGAACTTGAATCCTCTAGACGGATCATATGTATCACAAGCTTTCACGAGTCCGAGAGATCCTTCTTGTACGAGATCCTCAAACTCCTTATCTGTTACCAAATTCATCTGACTGAGGACTGTGTAAACCAAATTCATATTAGACTCGAAACTCATTCTCTCATCTCCTGTAAATTCCACTACTCCATAGATCAAGAGGGACACCACTCCCTCTTGATCTATGTACAAACGTAGCCACCTAGCTACTATATAAGTCCCTCTAAGTGATATAAGTAGGAGGATCTGGACATCTCCCGCTCAGATACCCAGACCCTCAGGGATTGGTCGAGATGACAGGATTTGAACCTGCGTGATACCCAGTTCCCAAAACTGGTGGCTTACCAATTAGCCCACATCTCGATAGTCTTTATACCAAGATAAGAATTTATCAATATCCTCTTTGACTATCAAAGAGTTTCTTGGATCCTTATACTTGATACGATATACCTTGAAACCTGCACTCTCTAGATAACTATCACGGATTTTATCATGTTCTTTCCTAGAAAGTTCATAGTGCTGCTTACCATCGATTTCCAGATCTACATTGCCTTCCAGTAGAAAGTCTAAAAAGTAACACCCTCCTCCTGGAGCTCCAATAGAGGATTTCAAGACTTTGAATTCTTGGATGTAAGAGACACAGTTAGTATCTAGTACAGACTTCCAGAACTCCTCTGCGTAGCTATGTATATTACGACTTACCCAACCTTTGTTTCTACCTTCTTTATGAGATAATCTTACAGCTTCAGATATCTTTCTCCTAGTAGAGGAGGAAACTACTCGACCTCTACTAGAGATCGATATCTTATACCTGAGAGTAGGATCCTCAAGAGCTTTCCTTACAGACTCTGAGATCTTCCTCTTAGTCTCCTCGGTATGAGGTTTACCGAGTTGAGTATCGTTACGAAGATTCTTCTTACCCTTAGCTACTTTTCTAGCTTTAGCTTCAGGAGATTGATGGAGAGCAGTATATCTGTTACTACAAGATCTACAACAGAATCTACCAGAACCAAAGGTTCCATCGTGCTCTTTACCACACTGTTCACACAAAGCCAGGATCTATCACCTCTCGCACGCTACCAAACTGCGCTACATCTCGATGGAGCATCATATCGGATTCGAACCGACAATTCCAACTTGGAAGGATGGCGTGTTACCATTACACTAATGATGCAGATACTTGGATCCCTAGGAGTAGATACTCAGTAGTCAGTGGCGGTTGCTACTACTCCTTCGTCTCTCCTCTATGAGACTCCCTCCTCCCTCTCATATCCTAGGGATCCTTTCTCCGGATGTCTATGAGATCTATCATCGCACGGCAGCAGCTACGTGACGATACCTAGCTTATCGTATAAATCTCATCTACACCCTACTTCTATAATCTGCTACTACACTGTATAAAGTCGGACTACATTGGCTAGGAGTCCGATGGAGCTACCTATAGGATTCGAACCTACAACCTATCGCTTACAAGGCGATTGCTCTACCGTTGAGCTAAGATAGCAGATGGTAGTCCCTCTGGGACTCGAACCCAGGACGACTGGTTTATAAGACCAGCCCTCTAACCAACTGAGGTAAGGGACTCCATGATCACAAACGATCCATCAAAGGGATAACTCTCGACTCTGTCTTTTCAGGACGATAGTTACGGATCACAGAGTCAGGATTAATGATGATAGTACCTACATCACCTTGTCTCTTGAACTCAATAATATCATAACCAGCTTCCTTTGCAGCTACGAGAGCTCTCGTGAGGTAATCAAGATACCTCTCTGAACTACGAGGACGAACCCTGAGTGCTCGGAACTCCTTACTATCTTCCTTCACTATCTTAGCATCAGGCTTAGCCCTGATGACTTCAGTGGAGCTCCCATAAGCTCTCGAGAGATCAGGATCAGTAGAGACGAACAAGTTATTGTCCCACGTAGGATTACCAGTCGAGATCCTCTTGGAGGATCCAGGATTTGTTGACCTGTAATAGATATGATCAGACATCGTTGATGAACTCCTCTCGTTCATACTTCACTCACCGACCCTCTCTGTCTGGCCAGGACTTCATCGAGGTGTCGGGAGCGCTGGAGGTTCTTGGGCGAGACCTCTCCAGTAGCTCACAGTCGTATCATCGAACCACCGTCCTTACAGTTATAGAGACGTGTGCTTAATGAGTTCTACCCGGAATGGCTGAGGTAGCAGGACTTGAACCTGCGATGAGAGAGTCAAAGTCTCTTGCCTTAACCGACTTGGCTATACCTCATCAGAGTGCAGCAGTACTCAGAACTAGTCCCGGATAGGTACCTCTGAGCATCGTGCCCAGTACCTGCTGCAACGTACTCGGTGTGCACTAGTCGGTCACACATGACCCCTGTCATCTAGACATCAACATTTCAGGAGATGCCATTCCATGGACGATGACTTGGGACTTGGTCTCCTCAGTAGGTTTCGAACCTACGACCTCTTGAATGTAAGTCAAGCACTCTCCCAACTGAGCTATGAGGAGGTGATATTTAATCATGGTACAGTAGGGAGTTTGACCACTTCTTGTATCTCATTGAATTTGAAGCTACCTGTCAGACGACTACCATTGTCGTAGTCCTCATACCTGTGAGTATAGAACTTCTTGAGATCAATAGGAGCTCCTACTACTGTGAAACCCTCTAGCTCACACGTATGACTGATCTTATCACGACCACCCCAGTCAGTACTAGAGATCTTACAGAAAGGCAATACCTCTGCGATGTCCTCTCTGGTGATCCGTACGAGAGACTCAATGACACAGCAGTCTCCCTCGTGGCATCCAAGATAATAATAGTGCTTCACGACTGTCCCTCCTTAAGTTAATATTAGATGGTGTCAGTCTAACGGTTGAATTTCTTCTTCCACCTATAATTATCAGTGAAAGAGTGGCAATTAGGACACAGGATCTGAAGATTCTCTAATGTATTGTCGGAGTTATCTCCATTTATATGATGCAACTCAATAGGGATCTCTTTACCTAACCATTCAGAGAGTCCGCATTTTTCACATCGAAGCTCCTTATATCCTTCTTCTATTAATCTCCACTTAAAACGAGTAGGCGAATAATTCTTCACCTCATTAGAGAGGATACTCTCGATAGGAATTCTTCTTCTATCGTTATATCTTATTAGAGATTCAACACCATGCTTAGTTCTATCGTAATTATCTCCCGAGTATATAGGACAGTGAGATTTATGTCCTCCTAGAGATCTCTGAGAGTTAAACTCTCTACCACATAAACATACATATCTAGTATTTGAGTCAGTAGATTCCTCCTTTATTTTTCTTACTCTTCTATTGTGGATTAAATTATTCTTACCCTTAGCTACTTTCCTAGCTTTAGCTTCAGGAGATTGATGTAAAGCTACGTACTTATTACTACAAGATCTACAACAGAATCTACCAGAACCAAAGGTTCCATCGTGCTCTTTACCACACTGTTCACACTTCATAATTATACCTCCTAGTATAATACATTAAGACTGAGTGAGCTTGATGTAGGAGCATCATTATCTCATAGACTGATCAGGTCTATGCTACCTCACACAGATTGGTGCTGGAGACGGGATTTGAACCCGTAAGCAATAAAGCCGACGTATTTTAAGTACGTTTCCTGTGCCGTTCGGATACTCCAGCACGGTAGTCAGGTTAACCAGGAGTTCATATTCTCCACTACTCCCCACCTGCAGGGTGCACGTCATATGTACTACATACTGCTGTAGATACGTACTACCGCGAGTTGGTCAGCACTTACCACTCTACTACTATAATCACATGTCGTAGTCCACACGCCAGATAGCTACTAGAGACGCGACCTCTGTAGACATACCTGGATCTAAGCGTTAGGAGATGTATGCTAGGAGTCACACTCTCCCTACGGAATCGTACCGTACCCACTATCTAAAAGATAGCTTCGAACCTCGCTGTGGGGAACTTGCCTTACATTGATAGAGACGTTGACAAGATACATACTACCCGATCTCATAGGAATCAAAATCATCCTTGAAAGAGGAGAGTACGTTGTAGTAGTCTAGTGGATCATAGTCAACGATCTTGTAAGACTTATTGGCAGGATCTACGACTACCAGATAGATCATATCCAACTTGTCAATAGAATAGCAAGAAGGATCCCTCCTAGTAGTCAAATAGTATCCTCCTTTGACGCGTAAGAGACATATCAGGATATGATCAATCTTAGAGGATCTATAACGTTTACCTCTCAAGATCTTCTGGATCATCCTAGGAAGATATGCGATAGCTTGATCTCTAGTGCTCATCGATCATCAGACTCACTCTCGTACAAACTAGACCTATAGTCTCGGATAGTGTCAATGATCCTGAAGATACCTGGGAGACTCATCGTAGCTGCCATAGTTAGAGCCATAGAGATGTAGCATTGAGTGCCCAAGAGTATAACAGACAGTGCACCTCCTAAGAACAGGAGGAGTCTCCTGAATCCTGTACGATGGAATCGTGTATATGTCCATTCCTTAGGGATCTTGACCTCACTATACCTCAATGGTCCCATCTTATCAGGATTAATATACATACCAACACCTCCTTACACTAATAGAGACGTTAGCATTAATAGAACTACCGTTTTACTTTCGTATAAAGTCCACAAATACACGACCCATAGAATGTAGGATCTAGGAGCTTATCTCTGAAATCCTGACACATACAGTAGGACGAGCCGTCCTCCTGAGGTATCTGACAAGGACAATGACCACCTGTCTTAATGAGAGACTCTCTGATCTTAGAGTCAGGATCAGTCTGGATGATATAGTCGTCCTGTAGAGAAGAGAAGTCGACTTCTACTTCTTCAGAGGAGATCTCTTCCAGTCTCCTGATGAGACACCTCAGTGTAGCAGAAGCTACAGACATCAGAGACTCAGGATCTGCTGCATCTAAGATACTACCTTCAGGTATATCCGCAAAGTTAGGACAGTGTTGATCACAGGTGATAGTACACCTATGTTTAACAGAGCTACAATTCAAAGATTTAATCAATTGATCTAAAGAGTACTCCATTCCACATGCATCTCCTGATTAGGTTAATTATACTCAACGCGTGCCTCCACTGTAGATTAGGTATACAACGGGAAGATCTCAAAGTACCCACGCAGCCACAGACAATCCTCAGCAGTAAACGAATGGCTCTCTCCTATAGGTCTAAAATAAGCCTTCCGATAATCGTTTTTATTGTACTTGACAGCGGATGTGTTATAAGTATACTTTCCTAGACCTGTTTCATCCAGGTGCATCCTAATACGAAATCCAGTGCAAATCCCCTCAATGAAATAAGGGACTTCATCGGAATAACCGCCAGTTGCGATGTTCTTCTTTACCTTATTCCCGTATACATTACAGCTATTGATCTCTGCAAGCTGTAATCCATAGTATTCAGATATGACGACATTCTCAGTAGGTGTCAAGTGTACCTCCACATTCATCCGTTTTCCGTCCCACAGGATGTAGTCATCTTCGATCAGCACTGCGCGCCCTGTACCATCAGCCTTTTCTGTATTCCACGCTTGCACCTCATGCCGCGCATGCAGTGCCAACGTGTTGAAAAGTCCGCTTTTTTCGGCTGGGTTACCATCTGCAAAAACTTCTACTAGCACCGTATTCGCGGATGGAGTGCCGCTTGTCTGCCCGTAGGAGTGATTACCTCCTGTTAGTCGGTAGGTGTCATCCAAATCACCGTCCGCGTTTTGAGATGCTGTAATGATCATGGGACTTAGGATATCAGTCGTGAATGGCACAAATGCGTCCACCAGACCGTAACCCTTGCACATCATGATGTTGTTGTTACCGCTATAGCCGTACACGATTTTTGTACCGTTCTGATAGACTGTCAGCACGCTGTTATTATACTCATAATGTGACAGCCCACTCTTACTCAGCATGTCAACGATTGTATTGGTCGTGCTGTATGGCTCATAGGTAGTTGGTAATGTATTACCCTCGACCAGCATACATCGTGCATTCAATTCAGCAAGACTGATTCTCTTGCCGATAATGTAGTTAAATCTAATACTTGCGCAGTTTGCAGGCGTCGTGAACGTGTTTACCTCACCAGTGCCACTGATATATTTCCCATCAGCGTCGTAGAAAAAGCAACCGTTACCTGCATGGCTCCACGGCTTTTCGATCATAATGTCCTCGCTTCCATACACATAATGGTATGCGGGAACAAGACCAACCGTATACAGAGTGTTTGGTTTGACTGGAATAGGCGCGGTACAGTTCCACATTGCATCGTAATTTGTTGATGAATACGGCGCACCTTTTACATAATAATGAGGAGCAATGGTCTCATCAGTTTGAAGAGATGGGTCATAGAGATTGATACTTGTACTCTCAGTGTCAGAACCTAGTGCACCTAATCTCTCCCTCGCTACCTTCCGCTCGGCAGCAGTCCACGCTGCGCCTTTGCCATCGCACATGGCGGCTTTGACAGCGTAGTCAAGATTCGTACAGACTATCGGTTTGCGCTGTCCCGTTCGATTTGAGATTTCTGTCTCAGTGGCGTATGACAAATAAGGTATACCCTCGCTGACATAGATTCCAGTATTCTGACTAGTGCCAAATTCTACTGCACCAGGTACACCGACAGCAGCTATAGGTATATCTGCTACGCTATCCTCAGACAGTATAGAGGAGCCTTTCACCTGCACGTCCTTGACAGGCACGTATCCAAGCGCAGACTGGATATTCTCAGGAGTTACACTCGCATCAGAACCAGGCTCACCCTTCTCTCCTTTTAGTTCACCTTTATCAATCATATCACGGACATTCTTGACAAGATCAGTTGCATCGGAAATCGCGCTCTCAAGTCGATTCAGAGTATCTTCGTAGGGGTCACCTACTGTATCGATCATAGATATAGAAGGTAGGATCTTAGCGACTACGACAGCTGATTTATACACCTTACCGTCTAGGAGAGCTCTGAATTCTAAAGTGATACGACCAGCGAGTGAAGTCTCTCTATCAGAAAGAATGAAGCCACGTTCAGTACCGGAACTAGTCAATTCTATAGTGTACGGATACTCGTCAACAGACCTCTGACAAGCACAGACGATCTGAGCTCCTGGAAATTTTAGAAGTATATCCTCACAATCCACAACGATAGTCCGTGAATTCATTTCACCGACACGTCCAATAGTACCGAGATCAGTGTAGGACTGAGAGAATTTCAGCGTTATTATATTCGGATTTAGATCTGACACTGTATACTCACCTCCAATAGTGTCTCAGATAAACGAAGGAGACTATAGATTTGATATCTATAGTCTAACCTACCTTAAACGACAGTATCTTAGGCAACGAGCATCTCAATCATCTGAGGGAGGACTCGAGATTCCATCGTATCGAAGAAGACAGACTCCTGATTCTTCACAGAACGATGGGTCATGTAATCCGTGTAGGCATTCACGATACCCCATCTCGTACCAATGAAGTTACCATTGTCATAGGAATTGTACGCATTCATGAAATTCTCACGAGCTTCCTCCGCACGGATGATAGATCTCTTCGAACCCTCCTCAGGGATCTTGAAGAACGTCTCCAGGATCTTATCAAATCGAGCAGGAGTGAGCTTCTTGGATGCGAGAGTCGTCGCGAGACTATCATACTCCTTGATGTATGATTCTACATTCTGGAGTACCTCGGATGCTGCTCTCATCTTAGTCTCGATGTCACCGCGATGGTGAACACGGACAGTACTAGGACTATGCTCAAATGCGTAGGAGAACTGATTCTGGCAGATCATCCTCAGCATGCAGATCGTAGCCTTCAACGGAACAGATCCATCATGAGAGGTTTGGAAGATCAGGTGAGGTTTAATGCTATCACCAAGGATAGTGACCTCAGGGAGTTCCCCGATCATCCAGACAGAGTTCCAGCTAGTATGTCCACCTGCGATGATCGTCAGATCGTTGATATCCTCTATGAAGGAGAGAGCATCCTGATTCTGGATGATACCGTATCGATCAGATACGATACCGAGGGGCAGATCCTGATCTTCACGAATAGTCACCATACGGTGCGGGATGTAGATCGGAGACGTGTCAGGGTCAGTCGGGTCTACAGCGGCACACGGTTTCATGACTACAGTGTAGTCAAGATCAAGGTCATGAAGAGCTTCTTGTAGTACACTCGTCTGAGTTTTGCGACCGAGATCAGTCCAGCTAGGCGTCTTAATAATCATGATCAAATCCTCCTCTACGTAGTTAAGTAGATCTTCTTGTTAGGATTCCAACCTTACATTTATAGAGACGTTCGTAGAATATATTCTACCCAATTCAGATTACAAGATGATTTTGAATCTCTCGTAGAATTCTTTCTCGTGGAAAACGTTGATACCGTGGATACCTTCATCTACTACGTAGTCTCCTATATGGATTTTATGAATCCTACCTCTATAATCTTCTACTGTCCACGGATTCATCTTTACTCCCTTAGAGATCTGAGACATATACCATCTGTAGTCTTCATCGGTAGTATGGAGTTTCTTCTTCATCAGGTTATAGATCTTGAGAGTCTCTGTAGCTTCACCGTTGTATCTGATGCAGGTCATAGGATCTACGACTGTCTTATATAATACCTTACATTCTTTCATCTATCTATCTATCCTCCTTTACGTTATTCAATTATAGAGACGTTCTATGGATCTATTCTACCTTTACTCTGGATGATCTAGGATGTGCAGTGTCACTAGAGTATACAGTAATGTATACATTGAGTATACACTTAATATACTATATAATATAGTCTTATAAA